AGAATCGCCTCAGAGCGCAAGAAATGGATCGCCTTTACACCGAGTGTCGATAACGCTGAAAGCCTTGCAGACAAGCTAAATGAACTTGGCATTGTCAGTGCTGTTGTGTGCGGTGAGACACCAAAGCAAGAGCGCGAATACTTGATTGCTCAGTTTAAGAGCCACCAGATTCACTGCCTGGTCACCGTGCTGGCGCTGTCAGTTGGCTTTGATGTGCCAGATGTGGACTGCATTGTCTGGTGCAGGCCAACGAAGTCGCCGGTGCTTTATGTGCAGGGCATGGGCCGAGGCACTCGCATTGCAGACGGCAAGACCGATTGCTTGGTGCTTGACTTTACTGACACCGTGGAGCGCTTGGGGCCGGTGGACACGATCCAAGGCAAAGCCAAGAAGAAGTCAGGCATACAAGAGGCGCCCTACAGCATCTGCCCAGACTGCGGTGAGCGCAACTTGCCAGCAGCCATGGTGTGTGTGCATTGCGGTGGCACGATCAGGGAAGAAGAAGCCAAGCCGATGGATGCCAAGGTGTCTTATGCAGCTCTCTTGTCAAGCCAAATTGCCATGGCCGAGCTGGTGTGGCACGACATCACCAAGGTGGGTTATGCCATGCACAGGAAAGAAGGCAAGCCAGACAGCATGAGGGTTGACTACTACAGCGGCCTGCTGCGCGTGGCCAGTGAGTGGGTGTGCTTTAACCACATTGGTTATCCCAAACAGAAAGCACAAAACTGGTGGCTTGAGCGCGACAAGGTTTACATGCCATCTGGCACACAGAACGCATTGGATTGCTTGAAGTCACACAAAATTGATGAGCCAGTCAGAATTGCTACCCGCAAAAATGGAAAATACACAGAGGTAAAACAATATGAATTTGATCGAACTAAACGCAATCAAGAGGCATCTGGACAGCCAAGTCAAGCAGCTCTCTTCGATTCAAGTAAATTGCCGACAGTGCAACAACTTTGCAGTTGGAATGTGTAAGCAGTTTGGCGCCAAACCACCGCTAGAGTGGATCACCGGCACGGTTGAGTGCGAGCATTGGGAATGGGATCAAATACCTTTTTAGGAGACAAGCATGACTGACTGGACGAAAGAAGAAGACGAAGCGTTCAATGATGTTGAAAAGAACAGCAACCTTGGCAAGCAGATACTGCGTGACATTGAGGGGCAACCATACCATTGGGATGTGTATGTGTCGCCCTCGCAGCGCAACCAAGTGATTGAGGAATGCGCCCAAATGTGTGAGAAATTTGGGTATGAAAATCATCACGGAATCATTACAGATCACATTGCAAAAGCTATTAGAGGAATGAAAACATAATGGAAATCCTAATTTACACCAAACGCAAATGCCCTAATTGCATTACAGCCAAGATGATTTTGAGGGCTGAGAACATTAGGTATGTTGAGATTGACATTGAGTCAAACCCTGCATTGCTTAGTGATTTGCCAGAAAGCTCACGTCAGATGCCGCAAATCTTTATTGATGGCCAGCACGTTGGCGGCTTGGCCGGCTTACATGAAGCACTTACAAAGACAAAATATGCCACGCCCAAAACCACCCGAACCCCTTAAAGGCCGCCAGATCAGGCTCACAGATCGTCACATGATAATTTTTAAAGAAATTGGCGGTATTGACTGGCTGCGTAAGCAACTGGACAAGAACGCCAAGATGCCCGCCAAGTATTACCGCCTTGAACTAGACGCACCTTCAAAGAAAGAAATCAATGACTAAAGATGACGACGACATTCAAGACTACGTTCGCCCTTGGGTTGGGCTGACGGATGAGGAAATCCAAACCATCGTCAATAAGGTGGCAAGTGAGTACCAAACCAGCGACACATTTGCCCGAGCCATCGAAGCCAAACTCAAGGAGAAGAACACATGAAATCCGAAGACATCATCAAAGCAACCCGCAACAGCCTGAACATCTATTCATTCACTGCCGAGGCGCTTGAGAAATTGATTGCCGCAATCCAGTCAGAACATAAATGCCAGACTTGTGAAGCGTTAGCCAGAACGGTAATGATGGATCAAACAGCGCATGACACGCAACCCGCAGCACAGCGCACATGGATAGGGCTGACTGATGAGGAAATAGCCGAAGGCATCAAGCAAAGTTGGGTAACAGAACAAGCGTTTCAGTCTGCCGCATGGTGGGCAGAATCAAAACTTAAGGAGAAGAACACATGACCTTTGAAACTTACCTGACACTCAAAATCATCGCCGCTGTGTTCGGCGTACTGGTTCTGTTCCCACTGTGCCTGTGGTGGCTGAACCGCCGTGAGAATGAGCGCGAAGACAAACGCGAGCAAAAGAGCATGAAATGAATCGAGAAGACATCATCCGCATGGCGCGGGAGGCTGGATTCATGCCAGCCCACGATAACCGTGTTGAACGCTTCGCCGCCCTTGTCGAAGCCAAAGCTGCCGCAGCCGCCCTTGAGCAAGTGGAGCAAAACCATTCCGAGCAACCCCTCGATATGGTCGCCACCCCACCCGCAGCACCTGTGCAGGAGCCTGTGGCGTGTGCTGTCTGCAATGAAGTCCACGCGATTCTTGACGCAGACGAATCGAAAATTATCAGGGACGCAAAAGATGGTTATCCCGATGGACGCACACCAAGAACATTGACTCTGCAAGAGCGAATAACTGCGCTGTGTGTGTACGCATCAGATTGGAAACGCTGGTGTCTTGAAAAGGAAAACACCACCCCACCCGCAGCACAGCGGCAATGGACGGGGCTGATGGATGAGGAAATCAGTGACCTTGCAATCAACAACGCGCCGATGGTTCACGAGTTTGCCCGCGCCGTCGAAGCCAAGCTGCGCGAGGAAAACGGAGAACAAGCATGAACCGCGAAGACATCATCCGCATGGCGCGGGAGGCAAGCCACACGCCGTTTTGCTATTTTCCGCAGAGCTATGCCGAGCTTGAACGCTTCGCCGCCCTTGTCGCCGCCGCAGAGCGTGAGGCGTGTGCTGAGATTTGCCAACAACAAAGCGAATTGCAACTTGATGAGCGCGTAATGCGCGGCATAGACGTTTGCAAAGATGCCATTAGAGCAAGGGGACAAGCATGAGCATAGAAGCAATGAAACAGGCGCTGGAGGCGTTGGACAATCTGGCGCGTTACGCAGACACCTGTGAACTGTTTCTCAAGGAAACACACCCCAGCAAAGCAGATGCCTTGCGTGATCGTGTGACCAACTCAATTGAAGCCATCACATTCCTACGCCAAGCCATAGAGCAAGCAGAGAAACAGGAGCCTTGGAAATCAAGCGACACAGCGCATCGGCCCGGCGGAATGCCACAAGACTTTATTCAACACGAAGTTGATTCACCGAGCGGTTGGTCGGATTGGGTGTGCCCAAAATCAGACCAATATTTCATAAAGTGTTGCGACTGCGGATTAGTTCATGAGATGCAATTCAAAGTCGTTAAATATTCTGAAGGTGATGAGTGTGAATTTGTTGAAGATGCTGACACGCAAGCCGTTTTCAGGGCACGCAGGGCTTCCCCACAACCACAGCGTGAATGGGTTGGGCTAATGCGTGGCGTGCGCGTTGATGGCGACACCGTAGTCATCACGGTCAAAGGCGGTAATGAATCGGCACGACAACTATGCGTCGAATTGCTCAAGGAGAAGAACACATGAGTTATATCGTGGCATCACTGCCGCCCATGAAGTGCTTTGTTAAGCGCGAGTTTTTGTACAACGACCACAAAGGCCATGGCGAACTGGAGCCTGCCATCTGGGTCAGCCTCAAAGCCTTGCGTGGCCAAGTGTTCCGCATCGAGTCGCTGTTGCCCAATTACGGCGCCCTTTACGACAAGCTGCCGATCCACGCATACGTCTGGCACAAAGACGCTGGCAATTTGTCAATAGATATTTTACAACTGTGGGACTGCATGGGCTACCGTTTTACGATCATTGAAAAGATCGGCCTGCGTAACCTTGGCGTCAAGTTTCTTGGCAAAGACAAAGAGTGGCACTTTGGGCGCTACTTGTTTACAGTAGACTTCTGCGCCGAGGGCATGGACTTGGACACGGGCTTTACCGAGCAGGCCGAAGAACACAAGTCGTTTAATTGGATTGCGCTGGACAACGGCCAGTTTGCTTGCCAGCCCAACAACCGATGCTTGTGGTACGACCAGAGCCTGATACCAAGCGAGACGAAGTTCCCTGACTTCCAAGCGGCGCAGCGCCTGTGGACAGTAGACGGCACACGCAAGTGGTCTGCTGGTGACGATTGGTTCTATGACATCAAGGAGAGAGCGTGAGTAACAAACCAGACTTTTCTACATGGAGCCAGGCTAACTTGGCCAAGTTTGCCGAAGAAGCCTACGCCAAGCTGTGTGAGCAAGATGACCGCATACAGCAGTTGCAATGCGATTTAAAGACCGCTATTGAGGCGTATCGCGCCTTAACTAAGGAATAGTGCCCGTTCGTCAATTCTGCGCTTTTGTAAGCCTTTGAGAACTTTGCCGCCAGCCATGCAGTACTTCAGCAGCTCCTCGGCAGCGCCCTCCATGTCACCACGCAGCACCTTTTGCCGCATGGTTGACCTCTGGAGTGTGCCAAGCCCTACATTGAATGAAAATGAAACCAACGCGTCAAACTGTCCTTGAGTAAGAGGCACAGGACAATAAGTAGCCACGCCTTTCTCAAAGCGAGCAAGATCGGCCCTAAGTATTGCATCGACTTCCTCCATTGAGTGCTTACGCATGGCCTCTGGCGGGGGCACAAAGGCATCGCGTTGGTCTATCTTGAGCTTACCCTGCTCTGGGAACATGACGTGCCCCACGCCCACAGTCCACAGCTTTGCAGGGCATTTGTAGGGATTCTGCCTCACGCCCTCGTGATGACGAATCATGTGCAGGCACTTAGCTGATATTTTCATTTGCCAAACGCTCTGCCGCCAAAGTGGAACGCGATGATGCTAGCAAACAATGCCTGGGTGTCAGAGTCCCACAGCATCTCGGCCAACTCAGTGAATGACACGCCGCTGTTCCAGCCGTAGGCAAACAGGCCAACGTCAACGAAGACTAACAAGAAGAAGAAGCCGTAAGTGATTACAGGGCGCACGCTGGCGCGTAGATTCTTCATCCACTCGCTAGTGCCTTCGTTAAGCGCAGTGTCGTGGGCGTAGACGGCTTGCATCTCAGCCTGCTGCGCGCCAATCAAAGCCTGCTTGGTGCTGGCCGCGCTCTCTGTTTCAAGCTGCTCTGACTTGATGTGTTCAATACGCTCTTGCGCCTCAAAGCCTGCCTTACGCAGTTCTAGTTCGCGGGTGATCTGCATTTGCGCCAGCGCCAACTCATGTTTCTTATCCGAACGATCTTGAAAGAAATCCAAGAGTTTGGGCAAGCCGCCCATTAAGAAACTGACAAGGGTAGAGAGTAAGGTTAGCATTTAAAGTCCAATCATTCCAAGAAGTTTATTTACAATTTTTCCTGCCAATTCATCAGGCAGATACTGGAGCAGGCCAAGCACCCACCAAGCCACACACAGTCTGACAAAGACTTTAAGGAATAGGTCAAACTGTTTCTGGTACTCATTCACCGACCACACCTTGTCTTGGCACAGAAATCCTGTATCTCAGCGATGCCCCAGCCAACTGCGCCTAGAAGCATCACGATCACGACAGTACCAACTGCCCACGCCATTTGCTCTTGTTCTTCTTCTTTGCGCTTCTTTTCTTCGGCCTTGGCCTGACGCGCCAGATGCGCGTCTTCAATGTCCATCTGCTGCTGGCGCTTTTTAATCTTATCCCATACATCAGCGCGGCCAGTAGCTTGGAACAGCATCATTAACTCTTGCTCAAAGCGTTTGGCCTCATCAAGCGCTATCTCGATTTGTAGCGCAGCACCTAGATTTGATTTGTTGCCAGATCGTTTGGCTTCCACCATGGCTTTGGTGGCCACGCTCTTAGCGTCAAACATCTTGGCAATAGACGGCGCTAAACCCGCAAGGTCGTTAGCAACCTTACTTGCTTTTTTGACTACACTAATCGCGCTTTGTAGCCCTTCGAGCGCGGTGATGGGGTCGATGATCATTTGTCAACTTTAGAATCCAGTTTGTCAAATATCTTACCGAGCATGTCTTTAATGTCGCGCATGTCGGCGCGGTAGTCATCGCGTGTGACGTAATTCAAAGGCATGGCCCGCACGTCCGTGTCGAGGCGCTCCAAGGAACGGTAGATGTTGTTTAACACCCAGCCACCTAAGAACCCCGCCAGACTTACCGCGATGTTGAATAAAACTTGAGTGTCCATTATTCTTTCCCGTTGGCCATGCCTGTTAAGTCAATGCGCAGTGCGTTTTTGTTGCGTTGTGCAGGCGCCAATTGGTTTGGTTGTTTAAGGGCTTCTTTGACTTTTCCCTTAACTTCCATAGTACGAGCAATTTCAGCAGCAGATTTAGCCCCAGGGAATCTTAAAGCCTGTAAAGCCTCAAGGCCACGCAAGACAGCTCCAGAAGTGTTGCTGTAATTTACAGCGCCAGGTTCTTTAACCATTACATCTTTAATGGCTTGACGCAAATCCATAATTTCATTACGCCCAGTTTTGCCAAACATGTAAGCAAGTTTTTCTTCTCGATCAAGTTCAGTAACAAAATTACTAAATCTATCTAAACGAACAGCATCTGTTTCATCGCCTTTTTTAAGCAACAAATCTTTCATGCGTTGCAAAGTTTGTCCTTGCAATTCTTTGTACGCTTCTCTGCCCTCTGGTGTTTTCTTTAGCAGTGACGTAACGGTTCTCATTTCTTCCAATGAACCATCAACCACAATGTGGTTGTACACATCGTCAAGCGCCACTCGGCGGTCTTTATAACCAGCTTTTGTGCCAAGCAATTTGTCAACGCGAGACACATCTTCAAACTCTTTAGCCAATTGTGTTCTGGCTTGACGAGCTTCTTGATATAACTTACCACCAGCGCCATCGCCAATTTGTGTAATTAAATCTTTTAACGGTTTGGCACTTGGCGAATCTTTAGCTGTGCCAACTTGTTGATAAATGTCTTCTAAATTGCGGATTGAAATAGTCCCAGTTTTTTGGGGATCATTCATGGCCAAAGATTCAGCCACATCATTTAAAATTGGATCTAATTTTTCGCGGCGTGTTGGCGTTTTAGTATTAATGTAATCAAGCAAACTTTGATATGGAACTTGTTCTAAAGTTTCTCCAGATTCATCTGCCAATCTGTATTTTTCTTTATATGCATCAAATTTTTTGGTGTATTCATTATTTAAAACTTTATCAATAATTCTGCCAGTTTTACGAATTTCACCACGATCAGCAGTTGAACCAACTTCTTCAGTCATTCGTTCAAAATTTTTAATAATATCTTTTTGTTTACCAGCTTCAAAAAGTTTCATTTGTTCTTGTAGCTTGGTTTTGGCTTCTTCAGAAATGCCAGTTATTACGCCACGCTCAACTTCAGATTCAAATTGTTGTTGCTGCAAATTTTTAGTGCGCTCACCAAGTTTTGCACGAATATTAAATTGCTCCAACCGTTGCTGACGCATCAAGTCTTCAGCAGTACTGGCCGCGCCCATGCCAACCATGCCTGGCTGTTGTTCGCGTGTCATCACGTTGGCCAAAGCATTTTGCACTGGCACTGTTGCCTGTCTAACAACAGGACGAGCAAGCACATTAGCCTGCATCAAGGTTGCAGGCGCCAAAGCGTTAAGGCTTGTACCAACAGAACCAAGGGTTGGTGGCAAAGCGCCAGTAATTGGTTGCAAGAACTCACCAACAGCGCCCAAGGCTTCTCTGGCCGTTTGTGTGCGTGGCTGATATTGCACAGCCTTCATGGCTTCTTGGCCAGCGCGAATGCCTTCTTGAGTGCCATATTTGCCACTGGCCAAAGTGCCAACAGCGCCAACAATTGGAGAAATTAACCCGCCACCCAAAGTAGCGCCAAGCGCCAATGGCGTTTCAATCACGCCCATGATGCGGTCACGCATAGACACTTCTGGTGGCTTAACACCAGTCACAACATTTTCAGCGCCTGGTATTGCCGCAGCCGAACCCAACCCAATGGTTTTGTAAAACTCCATCTTGGGAATCTGGCTGTAAAACTTTTGATGCAACGAGTCGGCCAGCTTGACATCTGGCACGGCATCGTATTGCGGATACTGTGCGCGGAACTCTGCAAGTGTTGCCATGATTAAAGTCCTGGTAAGCCCAAAGGATTGTTTGCGGTTGCGCCTGGTAAAACGCCAGCACCACCCATTTGCTTGGCGCCTGGTCCTGCTTGAACTTCCATTGCACGAATAGCTGTTTTTCTAGCTTGTTGTTTTTGCGCAATGGTGGCAGCGTCATCACCAGGCTTGGGAAAGTAATTCTTTTCCGCAGTCGCAAATTCACTTGCACCAATTGCAGCGCCAGATTCTTTTCGCAAAATGGCTGTAATAAAGTTGATTCTTGCTTGAGCCACTTTTTGTTGCTCTGGGCTAAGACCACCCAACACTTGCGGCAGCGCATTAAAGATAGAGCCAGACACATCTTCAAGTTTGTCGCCAATAAATGGCACAAGCCCCACGGCTCCGCTAACTGCGCCTTTGATCAAACCAGTATTTGTTTTCCCTGCGTTTTCTAATGGCTCCAAAATGGCATTGGCTTCTTTCATCCTCATGCCATAAGCCGTGGCGTTGCCTTGCGATTCGGTCAGTGCAGTGCCTTTGCCGCGCAATGGCGTTCCAGCCACAGGCGCTGTTGCAGGGGCTTGCTGATCTAACACGCTAGTCATGCCAGGGATAGCTTGAACTCTAGCGCCTGGCATACCAGACGCAGCTGGCGCGGCCATTGGCGCAACAGCTGGTGCAGCACCGCCAATAGATACTGGGAAGGCTTGCAATGTGCGTTTGTTGACGCCAACAATTGAGCCGTCTTCAGCTTCTTTAAGTTCAAAGCCTGGATTAGCTTGTTCCCAAGCAAACTTTTGTTTTGCCAAGCCAAGCTGGCCTTGCGACACACCAAGCTGACTCTGCGCAATATTTGCTTGTTGTTGATAAATTGGCAAGCGTGCTGCTTCAAACTGTGACATGACCTTTGGTACAGTCGCTGCATATTGATCTTTGGCGTCCATAAGACTAAGAATCTTATTTGCACGCCAATCCCTGTATTGCTCAGGCGGCATGTTTTGCAAGTTTTGAATTTCGCGTGTGGCCGTTGCCATGTCAATCTCACCACTGCGAACAGCTTTTGTCAATTGGTCAATTGCAATTTGAGGTGTTGCGGCAGCGCCAGCGCTTTGCCAAGCCTTGTTAAACCTTTTCTGTTGCAATTCATATTCGTTTTTTGCAATTTCACCTTCGGTTTTTTTGGCGGCAAGCGCGGCGGCTTCAGTTTCGCGGCGTGTTTTTTCAATGCCTGGAATTTGTGCCCCACCACCGCCTTTTGCCAAAAGACCAGTCAATTTGTTGTAGTTAATTTTGCCGGTGTCAGGGTCAATAGATTGACTATAAGCATCAGCTAACACATTTTGCGTTGCTTCGGCGCGTTGAGCAGCGCCAAGTTGATACTGCGCCAATTGATTTTGATTTTGCGCGTTTTGAATAGCCGCAATCTGGCCATACTGCGCCAACGGGTTGGCCAGTTCAAGTCCTTTAACGCCAAGAGAAATGCTTGGATTGAGCGCCATATTTATTCCTTATCGTCCTAAACCAACAGCTGCGTTAAAGCCTGGGTATGGCTCGCTCATCATAGAACTGCTACCTGTGCTGCCACGCAAAGCATTAAGCAGCGCATTGCCTTGTGTGTAGTTTAGGTAAGTACCCAAGCCACCAGTTAAAGCGTTAGCCGCACCCACTTGACCAGCCGCTTGAGCCGCGCCAGCACCAGTCATTAAATTGCCTGCACCAGTTGCGTAATTCTGACCGGCTTGACCAACTAAATTAGTAGCAGTTTGACCAATACCAGCCAACGCTGCTTGACGGTTATACAACTGGTTCTCACGCGCCACATCGGCGTTATAACCAGTTAAAGCACGGTTGTATGCGTTACCAAATTCTTGCGATCCCATCTCTTGACCAAAGCGCTGTGCAGCTTTTAAAGCACCGCCAGAGATCAAACCGCCACGAGCAGCCGCTTGACGATCAAGCGCCTTCTGGCCTTCAGACAAACGGAATGCGTAACCTGGATCTGCTTGATAATCGCCTGCGCCAAACCTAAATGCACCAGGTGCATTACCTGCTGTGCGTTGCAACTCCGCTAATGCGTTATAACCAGCCTCACGGTAAGGCGCTTGATCTGCGCGAGTTTGTTCAAACATTTCACGCTGAAGTTCAGCAGCGCGGTCTGCTGCACTGGCTTGTACGTCTGCCGCCTTACTTGCTGAACGAGAGCCAAGTAAAGAACTGGCAAAAATTGCGGCGGGGATCATCCATGCGGCCATAATATTCTCCTTAAGTCACTTCGCGTCCAGAAACGCGAATGTTGATTGCGCTGGCTGTGCCTGCAATTGTACTGATAAAGTCGCCCACGCCAAGCACTTGGCCAACCAGTTCAGGGAACGTATAGACCTCAGACGCTTGTAAGGTCTTGGTCTTGGTGATCAAGTTGGTGTTACCCGCAGAACCAGCAACAGTAACCAAGTTCACGCTGATCGTGGCAGCAGACGCGCTGATGTTAGTCGCGGTGAACTTGTCGATGATGGCCGTAACGCCAGTCGCTGTGTACTGGGTTGTTTGGGCGTTTTCGGCAAATTTAGCCGGTACGAGGACTTTGACGGTGACTGTCATGGTTTACTCCAATAAGAGGCAATTGTTAGCGGCTTGTTGCATGATGACCCAATTAGTGCCGTCAGACACCATTGTCGCCCAATTTCCTACAACTGCCAAGAGGATTGCTGTGCCAGCGACTGTGCCGTCAATCAACACAACATTGCTAGATGCAGACACCAAGGTCTGAGCCTGCAAATTCTTAAAAGTAAGTTCTCGGCCCGTCCATGCGCTTGCCGTGGGCAGAGTTACCGTACAAGTCGAACCTGACTTGTTGTTAATAATCCAAGTCTCATTGTCAGCTACCGTAAAGTCAGCGGTCTTGGTAACTGGCGCTGATGATGCGGCGTTAATGGCGGCAGTAATAGCTGCGGTGTCAACAATTGGTTGCACTTGCAGAGCTTCGATCTGCTTTTGCATCTCGGCCATTTGGGACTCTAAGGCAGAGCAGCAGTCAGTCAATACGTCAGGAACTGGTAAGGTGACTACTGGCGGCTGGGTTTGAACCTCTTGCGCTAACGTCTGCAAAGCCTGATCGTAAGACGCGAGCAAGGACTCAGAACTAAACGTCAGACCAGAATCGTCAATAACGCCAGTCGCAATATCATTCAACGACAGAAAAAACAAATACCAAGCACGGTCAATCAGACCCGTGCGAGGGTCAATCAGCGGCACTCGTGGTGGCGTGATCGGCGTTGGCGTAGCGTTAGGGCTAGGCATTCGTTGGACTCAGAATTAGTTCTGCGCCCATGATTGCAATCTTCACAGGATCAGTGCCAGACACTTCATAAACACGGTCACGCAACTTAGTTGTCATGCCAAGTCTACGCCACAGCACGCGCTTGTAGTACTCGCCAATCTTGCCCATGGACTTCCAATGTTCGTTAGACCATGTGTGGCCGCCATCGTCTGAGAAGCGGAGCATTACTTTAGGATCATATCCTGGTGTGGCAAGGTAGGAATTGGTGACAATTTCATAGCCTGTAATATCAGTATCTGGTAAATCAAACTGACCCAAAGGTTCAAAACCATCCCCCGCTTCAGTGGTCAAAATGACGCCTGATTGAGTAGCTAAATATGTTTGCACATATTCTGCAACAAGATTTAACCCCGACTCAGTATCTATGTTTTCACTTTCATTGCCGGGAAACGCATTTAAGCCAACGCCAGATTCGCAATCAAGTTGAAGTGTGTGCTGGGCCGTGCGGCGCAGATTGTTCTGGCCAGTTGGCAGCGCACGCCATGTGCGAAGCCACTTTTGAATACTGCCGTTGTCGCTGAAGTCATCCAGATCAAACGCATAAATGTTGCCGTTTTGAAAGTCGCCAATGACAACCTTGTTGTTAAACGCCATTTGGCAATTGCCACGGTGGCGTGTAAAGTTGCCGTCAGTAAACCCTGCACGCTCATGCCAAGCTTGTGTGGCAGCGTCATAAACCCAAGTGGTGTTAGCACTAGGGAAAACCAGTACATAGAAGCTGTGGCCGTCTTGCTGATATGTGTACGCAATAGCGTCCGATATATCATCATATTGTTGGATTTGCCACTCAACAGCGTGCGTGGAAATGCGAACGCCGGTGTAGCCGTTGGCGCGGTAGACAATACCCTCACCACGGCGGTCACGGCCAAGCCAGAAAAGGCCGTTGTCCATCTTGGCAACAGAGTAAGGGGCAGCACAGCCTAACTCGTTAAACGCGCCTTGAATGCGTTGTAAGGGGAAATCTGTTGCGCCAGAGTCGTACCAAACTTCAATCGAGTTAGTACCAAACGCCCATACTTCGCGAAAGTTGGCTGCTACGGCTACCAAGCCGTCAGGCGAACCTTCAGTGCTAGCAAACTCAAGCGGATCAATTGATGTGCCGTCTAACAGTGCAGTAATCCACAGTTTCTGGCTGTTTGGCTCGTTAAACACAAAGTAACCATCCAAATAACAGACAGTCACAGCGCCTGGGAAGTCTGGATCGGTAATCTGGCCAAAGGCGTTTGTTGTGTTGTTGTAAATGTAGCTTGGGCCATTGGCCGCAATGAACAACTGTGTGCCGTTGTCAGCCAGACTGACAGGGCCAGTACCGGCCACCGTGCCAATTAGCGTGGCAACATACGAGGTGTTGATCTTGTAAAGCTGTGTGCCAGAAACAACAAAAGCCGTGCTGTCATTAGACGAGAACGCCCACAAGCCACGGATCGGGCCGTTGCCAATGGTGTTAAGTAGTTTGAGGCCAGGGGCGCGATTCAAGAACGCAGGCTCTTTACCGGCCTCTGGAACAATCTCTGGAAACAGATTGACCATCCGAGCGTCTGCCGCATTAACAGACCTCGCTACATAGGTAGAGCCAAGGATGGGCGTTTTCATTAAGCAACAACGCCGTCAATCACAGCAAAGTTAATTACAGGTGCGTCAGTAGCTGTGCCGCCGGTGGTCAAGAAAGTAATGTTGAAACTACCAGCAGATACAGCAGTAATTCTTAAATCATACAAGTTATTGCCAGATGCTTGGTTTAAAATAATTACATCATTTGCGCCGACTGTACTGTTGGTAACAGTAAACGTAGCAGCAGTAGCAGAACCAGCCGCAGAAAACATAGTAATAGCACCGCAACGCTTGTTAATTGTTACGCCTGTGGTGCGGCTTGTGCCTTGAGTAACAGTACCGCCTGCACCTGTGGCATAACCTACGCCAGCCGTGCCAGTTGACACAATAGCGCCAGTAGTGGTTAGGCTTGTGCCTGTAGCTACGCCGATGTTTGGTGTCACCAATGTTGCGTTAGTAAACAACAGCGCATTGGTAACTTGTTTAGTTGTGCCTGATTGTACAATTGGCAAGACATCAGTAACAGCAGCAGCAGTTGCGACTGGAAGGGAAGTAATTGCAATGGTGGCCATGTTAGTAGTTTCCTGCGTAAATGTTGAATCGTTGACGGTTAGCGACTAATGCGTAAGGCAGTGCCATCACATCATCAGGGTTGTTGATGCGCTTCAAGTCACGCTTAGAAGTCATTGCAATGCGCTGCACTTGAGGGCTTGGCTCAACGCCAAACTCAGGGGCAAACTCCATAGCCAAATTGTATGTAAACGCACGCAGATAGCCTGGTGGGTAATACAGAATCGTGGACAGCGTAGCAGGGTTGTTCAGTTCTTCAACTGACACAAAGTGAAACTCCAAGTCCTGCGTAGGCCGTGGGTAAATGTACATCTCGATGTTAGGAAACGTCATGTTGACCCACATCACTTGTGGGTAAGTAGACGTTACGGTCTTAACAGCAATACCGTTGTACTGTTGTTGATTGATAAATTTAATGCCATACGAGACATTGGTGGGCGCTCTAAAGTATGTAGAGTCGTCAAGCAAAATAGGGCGAAGGCCAATAAAGTCACCAGATGGGCCAAGGGTGCGGCTAATTAAGCCTGCTGGCCATGTAAAGATTTGATCTTGCGTGGAGAAGACTGACAGACGCTCGGTCTGCCAACTGTCAATCATTTGGTTAAGCGCCATCAAGGCGTCTTGTGACGTAGCCGCAGAAGGCGTCTCACCTTCAGCAAGCACACCGAGAAGCCTAAGAGCGCGTTCGATTTGTTGGCCAGCGGTGTACGTTGTCATTTTTAAACCTCAGCAGTGGTTTTTCTACGGCGTTTAACTTCCAGCACGTTCACAGGAGCCGCTTCAGTTTCAGAAGGCGTGTCTGGATTATAGCGAGTCCAGCCATTTCTTTCATCCATCTCAGCTTCTAAATCCATAGTCGCCACTTTGGCGCCATGTTCGGGATGTTCAAGATAAATGATCATAATTTAAGAATGGGGGTGATTAGCCCCCATTTAGTTTAAGCCAACAAACCAAGAGTTTGAAGTTTAGTTTCCAACTGTCCTACACGGGCTTGCAAATTTGCAATCACCGCCAGAACTGAATTACCCTCGTCTTTGGTAACAAAACCAAATGGGGTTGTTTGAGTCAAGTCTTGAATTGCAAAGTCCGGCGTGCCGGGTGCAGTAGACGTGATTGTAGTTAAGGCAGCAGTGTTGGCCGCAGGTTTAGTTGTTGGCGTAGCGCCGTAAAAACCTGCTGTGCCGCCAGATTTACCCATAATTGCGCCGTCAAGTTGTGCGTCTTCAAACGCAACGCCTACAGCAATAGTATTTGGCATGATTTTGTTTCCTTTTAAAAATGAGGGCCGAAGCCCCCATTA